AAAAAAAGAAATCAATGAAATTAAGGGCACACCTTCTAAAGTTTTCGTTGAAAAAACTGGCTTCGAATCAGATAACTTAGTAGACGCTTACGAATTAATAGAAGAAACAAAAGAAATAAAATACAATAACTTTTTTAATACTACAAAAAAGATTTCTAAAATTCATAAAATAAACGTTAGTAAGATACATAATTATAATGATATGAATGAAGTTAAAATAATAAAAAAAGATAACAAATATATTAAAGTTTACGAAAAAAACGAAACCTATTATAAGTATTATAAAGAAATAAATGAATCATTAAGTAATGCTAGCGATATATTAGATATATTAACAAATTCAGATTACATTAAAATAAACTTAACATTTTTTATAAACTATACTCAAAAAGATCTAGATAACTTAGAAGAAGGTTTCTATAATGTATTAGTAAACAATTATAAGAAAGCATTTATAGATAGTATATTTAATAAGATTCAGAGATCTGATAATTGTATTAAAGATATAAATTCTAAAGTATGTAAAAATTATGAAAGCAATGATGAATACATACTACTTGAAGTAGAAAGCTTAACACAAGATGAAATTGATTTTAGTGATATGTTAAGAAGATATAATAGTCAAAAATAATTTATTTACAGATTTTTACTTGACAATTTGTATAAAAATAATATATAATTAGATAAGTAAAAAACATTGAGGATAAATAAAATGATAAAAAGCAATCATAAAGAAGAAGTTAAATTTCCAAATATTATTACTAATAAAAATTTAATAATAAAGAAAATCCAAAAAAATACAAAAACAAAATCAAATATTGGTTCTAAATTAAATAAATTAAATAAAGATTTAAGAATTGATTTTAAAGAAAAATTAAAGATATTAAAAAAAGCTAAACAAAATGGTTATTTTACATTATTTTCTTATGTTAAAGTTTATAGAAAGCATATAAAAATAAGCTATGAATTTATTCAGCAAAAAATAAAAAATGATGATGAATTTGCTTGTGCTTTAATAAATGAAGGTATTTTAATAAAAAGAATAAATAAAGATAAAATCTTAAATAATTCTAAAACATATGTAAAGTATTATATATCAGCAGATATAAAAAAGAGAAAAGAATTTTTAAGAATATGTACAGCATTAACTAAACAATATCAGAAAGAATTATTTTTAGATGGTTTTAGTAAATTTTTATAATTAAATTTATAAAAAAAAAGATAACAATATTTTTTTTTAATTTTATTGTTATCTTTTTTTTTATTCTGAAAAAGTTTCTAGATTTAATTTAGTTGGAAGTTCATTACTCTTAATTTCTTGATCTTTTTCATAATCGTAATCTTCTCTTAAATATCCTGAATTTTTATAACCAATTACATATTCTTTATCTGAAATAACATCTCTATCTTTTAAATCATTTAATGCTTGTAATTGAGTAGAATCAGCTTTAACATTAAATTCAGTATTTAAGTTTAATGTAAATTTAACATTTTCTTTATTTTCCCAAATCAACATTTTTCTAATAATTTTTTCTAAAGCGTGTTTTAAACTTAATGCGTGACTCATTAAAATAGAATTAACTATTGCTTCATCAATTGCTGATTGTGTTGCAGTTGCATTACCAGTATTTTTATTTATATTAACATTTAAACTAAATGAATTTATATCATTTTCTATTTTTTTAACAGTATCTAAAACAGAATTTAAAGATTGACCTGACGCCTCGATATATTTCATATCAGCTTCATTTTCTTCAGAATGAATAGCAGCACCTGTGCCATATCTTATTTCGTCATTTTCTAAACCTAATTTTTTTGCAAATAAAATTGGAATAGAAGTATGTTTTGCAAGATTTAAATAATTTGAATAATAATTTAAATGATTAATATTTAAATCAGCTATATTTTCCCATAATTTATCAACTACAAATTTTGTTTTAAATCCATTAGGATAAAGATCTACTAGAGGAATTTCATTTAAATTTAATTCTTGTTCATTAATAACTTTAATAAAATTTAAATCAGCATTATCAACATATTTATTATAATAAACTTTACCATTTTTTAAATATATTTCTTTAACTATTGTTTGAATAGCATCATCAAATTCTTTTTCAATAATATTATATTCTTTAAATCTTATATATGTTAAAGTTTCTTCGTTTGTTCTTGTATGTAATATATTATCATTATCTAAAATAATATTATATACTTTTATTTTATTACTTAATAAATTACCTAAATCATCATAAACAGCTTCACCTTTATCAACAAGTACATAACCCTCTGATAATTTTTCTGAAGTTAAGAAAAAATCTTTAGCAAATTCTGTTAATGTTCTTCCAAAACCATCAAAATCATTTTCTCTTTCTTTTAACCATTTATCATCAGTTTCTATAGTTACTGATTGTTGAAAAACTTTATCAACAAAAGATGTTACTAATTGTTTTAAATATGGATTAAATACAGCCCCATTTTTTCTTTCTTCAAATTTTTCATCTTTTTCTTTATCTCTTTGTTTTATATAATTATTTATTACATAAGAACTTGATTTAAATAAGTCATTTATTTTTTTATCTTGTTGTGATTTTTTAAACCATAAAGTTGATTTTTTTATACAATCGTTAATATTCATTTATAACTCTCTTATTTTATTAATTTATTATATTATTTTTTTACATAGTTGTAAATTGTAAATTATAAAGGTACAGTTTTTGATTTTGAAGTTTTTTCTAATTTTATATATCTAACTACATCATTACCATGATCTGATTGTCCATCTTTAGGAATTTTTGGATTTACTTCATCTGGTTCTAAATCAAACATAGATTTTATTAAAAATTTGCAGTTTTTAGTAATATATAATCTTGGTTCATCTAAATCATATTTAACACTATATAAAGATTCTGAAATTAAATCACAACCAACTTCTACACTTCCAGCTTTTTTTATTGCTTTATTAAAAATAATTCCATTTTCTTTAAAATAATCATATTTAGTTCTATTACCAGATTTTTCACCTCTTTTTAAAATATCATCACAAGGACCCGGTTTTATTATTGTTCCATATTTTAATTTTAATTTATTTTCTTTTTCTTTTATTATTTTAACTAATTCAATATCAGAAATATTTAAACCTTCATTGATTTTTTCTAGTGATTTTGCCCCATAAATTTCATCTATTATTATTATTGTATTATTAGGAAAATAATGATATTTATTATCTATTAAACATGGATTGTTTTTATTTACTATTATATAATACAACATACAAAAAGGATCATGAGAACCATAGTCAAAAGCCCTGAATATAGGTAATGTTGGTATTTTAAACTCATTTAATAAAACTTTACTTTCATCATAAACTTCAGAATATAACATACCATCTTGAGGAACATCCCAAAGTCCTACAACTTCCATCAGATAATGTTTATAATTAGTTTCTTTAAGTTGTATAAATTGTGTTAAGTAGTCATCTGGTAAGTGAGGATTTTCTAAAAAGTTTGTTTTTATATACATTTGAGTTGATTTTAATTTTACGCCTTTTTTGAAAGGATGATCCATTTCTAATTCTAAAACTTCACCCGGTTTTGATCTGTATATAATTTGTTCTTTTACTTCTTTATGTCCATTTTTTGTACCAGTTGGGTTAGTTGTAGCACGTAACATAATCGGAGGTATTTTACCGTTTTTAGCAACTGATGATCTTAATGTAGTTCTTATTTTTGAAAGTACCATTAATCCATCAAATGTTGTCAACTCTTCAACTAAAACAAACGGTCTTTCAGATCCTTTATATTTTAATTCGAATTCTTTTTCAGTTGACATATAATTGAATTCTAAAAACTCTCCCGTATTCCATCTAATCATTTTACTATCATTAGAATTTAGTACACTATATTCATCATCTTGAAAAAGTTTCTCACACATTTCTAAAGCTAAATTAAATATTGATTTCAATGCTCCAAATTGTGGTCTTAATACCAAGCCGTTCCATTTTTCTTCATATCCTTGTCCTACAAATTGGAAAAACATATATAATCCGCAAGCTGATTTTCCGTTTCCTCGACCACCTTCTAGTAACAAGAAATCTACTTTATTTTCGTCATCTTGTGAAAAAGCAATCGCTAATTCTTGAGAACTTAAACCAACACCATCGATTGCTGGAAAAGGCTGCCATCCTATAAGTTCTCTTTGTTTTTTAGTTGTCTTCATATTTGTGAACTATATATTATTCTTTTAATAAATAATTTAAACCCACTGGTGCGTTAGTTATTTGAGCAACGTAAACATATGGAAAACCAAAATCTTCATAATTAATTCTTTTTAATTTTTTATCTTTATATTCAACAGCACCTATATTATCTACTATAATAAATTGATCATTATTAAATATATGAGAATTATTAATAGTAAAATTACTTAATGATTGTGAAGTATTATTATTTATTGAATTTACATTTACATATAAAGCAGAATCAAAAGAAGCCACATCTCTTTGTATTGTTGAAGTTTCAGAATTAACATAACTATACATTATTCCCATTTCATAGTTAAAAGTTGTATTATCAAAAACTTGATCTATTATTATATAATCTCCGTTTTGATATTTTTCTAAAAATAAACTTTTAGTAGTTGAGTTTAAATTATTAAATTTAACAAATGCTTTATGATAAAATACACCATTATTTACTTCATATTCACAAATTACATTATTATATCTTTGATTAATATTAAATATTTGTGAAAAATTTGTTTTATTGCCATCAGCATCTAAGAGGCTTATAAAATCAGTAGTATAAATTTCATCTTCTGTAAAAACAAATTCAATTTTATCAATATTAGTAGTTAATGTATTGTAAAAATAAACTAAATTTTCAGGTGAATAATAAAATCTAGAATTAAATAAAAATATTTGATTATCTATCTCTTCTTCTGTTGTTCCCTTTAAACCCACAATTGAACCACTTGAAAGAAATTCAAAATGATCTATTGAAAATAATACAGTTGAATATGATGTATTATTAATATTTTCAAAATTAGAATCTATATATATACCAGATTTATCATTATTAATATCAGTAGATAATGTGTTATGTTCATAACTTATAAATCTTGAATTTATTTTATCATATATTACTTTTGTTATTCTTCTTTCTTGTGTAGTTATTTCATTTATTTCTGATAATAATTTTGTATTTATATCAAAAGTTATTTTTTGAATTTTATTATATTTAGTTAAATTAATTGATTTTGAATTATTTTTATATATATATAATACATCATTATAGTTAGTTACAGCATCAAAAAATAATTGATTATCAGTATTAGTATAAGTTTTTGTATCAGTTATTATATTATTAATAGTATCAAAATATGATATAGTTATTACTCTATTTCCAAAAACTGGAATTCTTTGAGTAAATATAATAAAATCTCCATTTGTTAATTCAAATCCATAACCATTATCTATTTCATCAGCTACTATTTGATCTTCTGATATTGGAACAAGATCAAAACAAGGTCCTGATAAATCTTGAGCTATATTTGACTCACTTTTTCTTTTTAAATAGCTTTGAAAGTTTAAATTAAAATAACCAGTTTCAAAATTTTTTGTTGTTATTTTTACATCTCCTGGTTCAATAGAAGGAACGCTTCCACCAGTATCAACATCTTTTAAATTTATAATTCTCATTTTTATTCCTTTATTATTATTTATTCTGAATATTTAACTAATATGTCAACTGGTGTTGTTGAATTAGAATATATTATAACTTTATTTTTTGGTGTAAAACAATAATCTAATAATTTTTTTCCACCAAGCGGTGTACCTAAACTAAAATCTATATTATCTTCATCTTCAACTTCAATAATTCTAATAGTTGTATCAGAATCATTTATTATATATAAACTTGTATATAATTCATCTTTATTTTTTACAACTGCTGTTGGTTGAAACATATCTAAAGTTAATTTTTTTGTTTTGTAAAAATAGCTTTCCATTGTTATTCCTCATTATTGTTTATTCTTTTTACAAGATTTTGCTGACTTAATAAAGCAATTTCTTTTAAATTTTGTCCGTTTGTATTAATTACAACTAATGGACGTTTTGATTCTGCTATTATTTCTTCTTCAATATCTCTATATTCTTTTCTTCTAGCATTTTTTAATATAAATTCAACAGCTTTCCAGTCACCTTTTTTTACAAGTTTTTTAACTGTATTACCCTTTTCATCACTGTATTCATCATATTCATCATTAGATGCCTTCTCTATTATTTTTATCATCTTTTCAGTGCCTTTTAAATAGGCTTTTTCAATATTTAAAAAACATTTAACTACATCAGAATAGATTGTATTTTCATAGTTAATATTATTTTCTTCACAATAATGAAAAAAGAATTCACCAATTTTTTTAATTGCGTAATATGTTGGTTTTGTCATTTCAGATAATCTAACTGCTTCAGATTCAGAATAACAACCATCTTCTAATCTTTTTAATAACATATCAATTTTTTTCCAATTTTTTGTTGGATAATTAATTACATAGTTATTTTTTTGATTTATTATTTGATTTACTACGTTTTGATCTATTTTAATTAAATTTGTCATATATTTTAATATTTTATCTGTTTATAATTATATCATATTTTTCAAAACTATCAAGTGCAGATTTTTCAGTATATATTTCAACTCTTAAATAAGTGTATCTAACACCAGAATTTATTATTAATTCATCATCAAAAGTATATGAAGTTTCATTTGAAGAAAGAGTAACATCTTTAATTAAAGTGTTTGATATATTATATATTTTAATTCTTACATTATTAATATCACTATTTAATGTATTAACATCATTATAATACTGAATTTGATTTATTTTATTTCTATATGAAAAATTTAACACAAGATCAACTGATGGTATTAATATATTATCATTATAATTAAAACCATTTATAGTTAAATTTGAAACAACAATTGGTAATTTTTGTCTATTAGTTACAGTATAATTTATTTCAGAAGCATCATTTATATTTAAAACATCATTACTTGTTCTAGTTAATGCTTTTATTTTTATGATTTCACTATCTAAAAAGAAATCTGAATTATTGATAGCATAACCGTAGCTAAATACATATATTTTAGATCCACTATTAAATTTTTTAGGTATAGTATCTAATAAACCTCTATTAATATTTTTGATTTCATATTCATCAGTTAAATCATTATAAATATAATTTTCAAAATTTATAAATTCTTGTTTATTATTAACTTCATCTATTATAACAGCAAGATTATAACCATTATTTAAAAGATCTTTTTGATAGCTATTTGGATTAAAAAAATTAGATGTTACATTAATTTCATTATCATTTATTTCTATATTATCAACTAAAGTTCCAACATATGCAAAGCCATTTGAAATCCCATTTTTTATGTAATCTGTTGTAGTTGTGCTATCTGTATATAAATCAAAATATTGATGTCTATTATTAGGTCTTTCAGCAAACGTTAATATTAAATTATCTGCTATATTTAATGTTTTATTAAAATAAGATGGTGCAGTCAAAACTTTTAGATTGCAATTTAATGCTGTACTAGTTCTGTCTATTATTAATTTTGGATTCTCATTTGAATAACTTTGTTGAAATATTCCGAAAAAATCTTGTAATAATTCTACTTTTATAGTAGACGATTTAGATTTACCATAATTTATTTTTGTTATTCTAAATGGTATTTCAAAGATTTCTAATTTATCTATAGAAACCTTAATTACGTCACCAACTTTGTAAGTAGATAATTTTCTATTAGTTTCTAAAGATAAAGAAATCAATGATCTAGTAAGAGGTATTCCTTCTCTTTCTGCTATCTTCTGTGCAGTGTCATAATCAGTGACCATATTGTATGATAGCTCTTTTATTTCTTGTCTTCCTTTTTTTAATCTTGTAGCACTATTTTTATAAGTAGCAAAAGTTTCTTTGTAATTTTGACTAGCATCAGTATACTTTACTCTGACTTCTGAATATTGTGTGCTGATTGAGTTTCTAGAAGACGAATAATTTAAGATATCTTCTTGTAGTGTTATATGAAGTAAATCATCTATATTATAAGATGAACTATTTAAAGATAAATTTAATCTTCCATCTTCTAAAGAATTATATAAATTTCCATCTATTGTTTCTAAAATATCATCTATTTCTTCTTTAACAGTTCTTTGTTGTTGTCTTATAAAAGCAATACCAAAATTTTCTTCTTTTAATTTTAAAGCACATTGTAAAAATGAATCAATATTTATATTTATTGGATCTACTTGTCCTCCTGCAAGATCATCAGTTAATATATAATATATAGCAACTGCTGGGTTAACCTTACCATCCCATCCAGCTACGTTAGCAGCACACCATGATGGTTTTGGTAAATTTTCTAAAACGAATGAAAATAGAGGTGCAGTAGTAGAGTTAGTTAAATAAAAGTTTTTTAATATTAAATAAGATAATTTTTGGAATATAGAAGCTTTTCCGTTATATAAATGTGAATTTAAATAACTTGATTTAGTTTGATTATCAGCGCCACAATAATAATCAACCGCACCAGAAAAACCATTATCTTCACCATAAAATTCAGGTTTATTTATATTAAATGATAAATTTTCTACAGTTGAAGAATTATTAGTATAAACAATTTCATCATCAACTAAAACATTAATTAATTTTACAGCATTATCATCATCAGCTAAACAAAAACCTAAATGCATATCAGCGTATGTTTTAAAATTAGGTGTTTCTGTTTTTTCAGTTCCAAGAAGACTTTTAGTTTTAATTACAATTCTTTCTTGTTTAGTAATATTCCAATTTAATACGTTGTCACCCTGAATTTTTCTACGTCCGTAAATTTTTGCAATAGGTGTATTTTCTACAGCAAGAGGAAAATTAAACTCGTCTTTTCCAGGTGCGTTATTGTTTTGTTTATGATTAGCTCTTGTTAATAAATATGTTA